ATCTTGGTCCCCGCCACCATCTGCAGCTGGCCTCAGAGCTTCTGTTATCTTTGTGTTTGAAAACGGCAAACGGGATATGGGAAATGGGAATGGGAAAATGTGAGGGTAGGCTTTTTTAAATGGGTCATCACCCCAAATCTGGACATTTTAATCGCCTCCAAATGTTTAACGATACATCGGCGAACCTACCTTACACTATAGTGGTCATCTTTGGGAAACTCCCCTTGGCGATGACCTAGCCGTGATAGACTAAAGTCGTGACGTCGTAGATTTCCTATTGCAATCTCTTTAGTCTGCTACTAACATAATGCCTTTCTTTCTCTTCCTCAACTAGACAAAGTGTCACACCCTTGAACAACCAATTACGAGCTTCCGCTGCACCAGCCGGAGAAGGATGCCCAGCTCCTGATTCATTTATACCGTCCTCCATTCTTGTGTGGGAAATGGGAACGGGACTTCGGGAGGCTAAACCAAAATCCACAGGAGAACCAATAGGAGGAAAACTCTTCCCAATCTACTAAAGAGTAGTAAGAGAGTCAGGCAGTACACCCATATCAATCTTCACCTCTTTCTGACACGATCAGCTGAGCTAGAATCTCTGCAGCTGACCACACCATAGTGTTCTTGAACATGCTGAGGGTCGTCACAAATTCCTTCGACGGGGAGTAGCCTGCAAACAGATCCAGAGCGGAATTCCATCCCATGTCCTCAGCGTAACTTTGGTTGATTTCCCAAATGTCGTCTTGGTAATTATCGTAGAGCTCAGACGTTTCATTGTAATAAATCAATCCAGAGAAACCGCTTTGGCATCCGTGTTGCGCCATCTCCTTCAGGGAGAAAGATTCGTTCTTCTCTTGCTCTAAGAGCCATTCTTTAAAAGTAGCGGGACTAGGCATCGGCATTCTCCTTATGAACAGGTCTTGTGATTCCGCTTCTATCTGTGCGATAGTGGACAGGATCGTTCAGTTTTATATTTTTTAAATGAATAGGCACATTGTCCAGTGTGCCGAATCCAATTGTTTGCGATCCCGATCTTATACGCACCCACATCTTCTCTTGTCTGCCCTCTGCGTCATGAAACCACACATAGACAAAAGACTTCATGCCTCTTTTCTTCTCCATTTGTTTGATGTTGAAATATGTTTCTTTACCATGCTTGGAACAACTCCAAAGCACGTTATTTTCTTTTTCCCATTGCTTCTTGCTTATTTTTTTAGTCATTGTTTAGCTCCTTTGTTATCCCATGAACATATTCATCTTTTTGCAAATGTCAAGTCGAAATCAAAAAATTTTAATCCAAAGATTTTTAGCTGCCAGCAGCATCTGGCGGTCCCAGCTCCTGATGCTTATTAGTTATATAGAAAAAAATAATGTTGAACGGGGAACGGGAAATGGGAAAACGGGGGCGACGATAGTCGCCCCCAATCTTTCTACCACGAGCAGTCGTATCCTATTTCTTTTCCTTCCTTCAGTTGTTGTTCTGCCCAAGATATAAATTTTTCATCTTGTTGCTTGTACTCTTTGACAGATTCTTCTTGGAACTGTTGCCCCCAAAAGAAACCATCATGAGCAAAATATTCGTAATACCCACTCTCACAAGCTTTTTTTAAACGATCAAGCACATCTTCGGTAATGCGTACACCACCTTGACCGCCATTAAATCCCAAATGCTGAAGTTGGCTATTATGCTGTTCTTCCTCATGTTGAGCGTCAAACTCTCTTGCCATAAACTGTTGCAATCGTGCATGCTTACGCCAATAAAATTCCTCTTTGACTTCGCCGTTCTCATCTCGAAAACCTGCATATTGATCTAAACCCATAATTTGCTCCTTTGTTGTGGTTAATAATAATATATTTAATACGCTAGCGTAGCGATTTCTATTGGACAAAATGACGCAGTCTTCAGGACCAAAAGCCCGGAGATCTGCAGCTGGTGGCCCCAGAGTCCTGAGCTTCTCCTTCCTCAGTCATCTTTCTTGAATGGCGAACGGGAAATGGGAAACGGCAAATGGGAAATGGGAAACGGTAGCCCAACGGACATGAAACAGGAGCTAATTGTTTTACGATTAGTTGAGCTACCTTACGCTTCTATATAATGATCATGGGATAAATGTCAAGTGTTTTTTTACCATCTGCTGGTGAAGGATGGCGTTTTTTAATGCGCTAGCGTCCACGGGAAATGGGAAAACGGCAACGGGAATTGTGGAAAATGGCTCATCGGCCATGGCTGATTGCCACCCGTAGAGTTTTAAGCATCTCTGTCTGAGGGCCTTTTGCAAGATAAATACTCTACCACCTGCTTTACCACGACGGATAATCCACGCTTTCTGATACTTGGAAAGCACAGATCGCTTATTAGAACTTACCTTGAGTTCTAACCAAAACTCTATACCATCTAGGCATCCATTAACATCAGGAACGCCTAGTCCTACGCTTGTTTCTATTCTTTGAAAGTGCGCGTTTGGCAACAGTTTTTTTATTTCTTGATATAACTTTGACTCTGCTTTTTTCAATTGATTTTATGTCCTTGAATAAACTTTTTTGTATGTATGGTAAGAACCATTTATTGTCCCTAACGACTTGAGATAACTGATTACTAATAGCACTAACTGCAAGCTCCTCATCTTTCTCGTTAGATAAACAATTTCCTTCTGAATTTAATCCACTTTGATAAATAACAGCATGAATAACCTCATGCAACAAACAATTTGCTAAAGCCCTGGGACTTTGCTTTTTATCTAAAACAATAGTGTTTTTAACAGAATCATACTCACCGAAAACGTGATCCCCATTATCTGCAGGAATACGATCAACAAAATTAAGTCGAATATCCTCATAACCTATCCTAATTTTTCTTTTTAACATTTATCGTTACCACTCCCACATTTGTACTTAAGTGACTGTTATGGACTTTATGAAATAAATCCCAAAAGTCCCTTTCAGTATTAAATTTCTTCTTCTTGGTCTTCTGCTTCGACGTCAAGGATTTTTGAATTTGGTATTTCATCTTTTAACTCATTGATGGTTTTAATTAATTCTTCCTTGCTCATCGCAGATAAGTCCTGGACTTTTATTTCTTTCTTGTCCACATACAATCCAACGGATTGACCTAATCTAAATTCAGCATTGATTGCAGCTGCTATCTGTCCTTTGTCTTCAGCTAGCTGTGATAAATTATCTAATCTTTTTAAATGACGGAGATGATCCCGGTATTGCTTAGATGCAGAATCTCTAAGTTTTTCTATATAGGCAACAACATACGGGTACTTATCAGGATTAGTTAACAAACTACCTGTCTTCTCACATATCTTTTCAGAATAACCTGCCTGTTTGGCAGCTTCCTTTTTAGTCACATTAGGATATCTGGAAACATAGAACTCTGCAAACATACGCTGTTTAGGCGTAAGATACTCGGCTCCTTTCAATCGTTTCTTTAAAGCTGTTGTACTCGTCATAAGTTAATTTTCTAAATCTATATAGGTACTATAAACTAAAAATATATAACTACCATAAAAAAGGTCGCCTAACCAGTAGAGGTAGATACATAGTAAGCTGAAATTCAGTGTACTTTCAGTGTACTACACTGAAAGAATAAACGTTGGTATATAAGGATAATAGTTACTTTTCCTGGTTTCAGTGTACTTTTATGTATTTTTTGTGTGTGTATGTAATTTACTCTAGAGTACCTATATAGAAAGCTGAAATTTGACATTTTAGGAAAAATACCTATATTAACTCTTGTAAACCTCTTAATGTTGTGGTTGACTTAAGACGTTTCATAATTTTTCCTTTTGAAGGTTAAATTTTATTAGTGAATGAGCTGGGGTTGGCTTACGAAATCTACGATTGGGTAGACTGATACTGAGCCCCGGTTCCTCATCCATCAGCCATTGTCCATCAGCCGTCTTTCTTCAATCCTAATTCTTCTCTAATATGAACGATCATCTCAGACCATTTGTTCATCCAAATCTCTTTCATCTCTCCTGTCGTAGTAACCACCATGTTTTTTAAATTATTTAATTTTCTCATCTTCTCCTGTATCTTATCTACATCCATCATATAACTCCTTTAACTCGTTTCATTTTCCCTGAACCATCTGCCGCTAATAACCAAGTATAAACAAGATTACCTTTAGCTTCGTATTCACAAGGAATCCACGTTACTGTTTTTTTCTTTTTTATTTGTTTTTTTGTTTGCATAAGTACTCCTTAATAGCTGGTATTTGATCTTTATGAGCTGCTAAACGATCACACCATTCCATAAAACGATGGTAGGCTGAGTTAAACTTCATTGTATTACTCATACCACAGCAAAAAATAATATTACCTTTTTCATACGGTTTATCGGAATTGAATCGATCAATAGAAACATTGGTTTCTTTTCTTCCCTCTCCTAAATCATACGTCATCGTTACGCCTGAATAAGGACACTTCATACCAAATACTTTATGCTGTTCTATAAACAACTCAACAAACTCTTCTTTTTGCAAATAACAAGTTTTACGTAATTTTTTACCGTATTTATGATGTAATCGTTTTGCAAGATACGAAATATATTGAAATACATTTTTGGTTTTATGCGCTTGATCTACTTTTCTTCTACACTTATTACATTGCTTTTGTAATTTGCTTTGATGAATTCTCCATTGAAAACAATCAATCGATTGCTCGACATGACACTTATTACACACTTGAGTGAGCGATCCGTGAACTTGGTATTTAGAAAGTAATGTTTCTTTTTTGGTTATAGATTTTACGCCAATTGATATATCGGAGCTGCTCGGCTGTGAAGTAAACCTGCTCACGATCGATCATTCCTTGATAATGATGGAACACATACTCATAATCAAAACCAGCCAAAGCACACACAGTATTAAAATCGTTCGACTGCGATACGAACCACAAGTGCGCTTTATATTTGTGAATAATGAGTGGACGTTCCACACCAGGATAAATAACATCTTCGAACGCACGTTGAAGAACAGCTCTCCAAAGTTTTTGTTCAGGTGTAAAAGTTTCATCTTCAAATTCTGTTCCTAGCTCCAACATGTCCTTTTTAATTTAGACGTGGACAGGGAGAATGGTAGCTCTACAATGACTAAAAAGAGAGAAAACCCTGCCCACATCTAAATCACTTCACCACACGTAGTCCTCGCGTGTAAAGTCTGTCTTTATCTGCGTTATTGTATTGTTGATCCAAGTGAACCCGAAAGGCTAGGCCACTCTCGTCAAATCCAAAACTAGCTCCACAGAATAATCCGTACATAACGGATTTAATGTTTTTAAATTCTTCTCGAGTCGTCCGAGATGCTATTACACGAATAGCCTTGTCTAGTTCTGTCATCACAAGTCTTCCTTAGTTAATTATTTAAAAAGATACCAGACGGTAAGTACGCTTAACGCAAAAACATATTCCCATAGCTGAATATCTTCGATCATGATTCGCAAAGCGTAAAAAGAAAATCGTTAGGAGTCGGTTTGATTCGAGTTACCGACGCACTCAGGACAATTTATAAAGTTTTTTTCATTTGAATACAAGTCTTTTATTGCAGTAGGCTTTTCTTGAAACTTGTGTTCGTACAAAGATACGTAGTGGTTTCCGTTACAGGTAGTACAAATCGCTTCTTTATTTACCATTTTTCAGCTCCTTTACGATCTTTTCTCTGTATAAGTCTGGTTTCATATTTTTAATTTTAGATCGTCGCTCTATTTCTTTTTTAATTAACAAAGCCATATATTGCGCAGGTCCTCGGTGTTCTTTACCACATAAAGCTTGCAAGGTTTCATAATCATGTAGTCGTACGGCTACTGATTTATGTTTTTGAATATTCATCGTTTATCTCCTTTGTTATTATTTTTTTCTTGCCATGTATTAATAATTTTTTCTTTTGTTGAATTATCCAAATAAATAACCCAATCTCCTATAGTTACATAAACGGATTCTTCTGATCTTTTGTCTATTTTTATGTTATTTAAGTTTAGCACCATTTTGCATCTCCTTTATTTGTTTAAGTTTAAATTTTGCATTATCCCTGTAACCTTGTTGCACGATAGCTGCTTGTTCTTCCATAGTAGAATTGCCTCGCTCATCCTCATACAAAGTATAACTTTTCTTTCCGTCAAAATAATATCCACTA